TACAACGACCCAGTACAAGATATTTACATTGAGTCGTACCTAGGTGATGAATCAGGGTGTGATGCTGATGCCTACCCATGCGGTCAATGCAAGGGTATGCAGGGCGGTAGTCTCACTAGCCAGCTATACGGTTTTGGTAACTCTAGTATGTTTTTACCCTACAGCCCGGTGCAGGTAAAAAACTCTACACTTCCAATTAATGCCGATCCAGCTAACTACCCGAACTACCACAAGCCACCATATGTAGTTAAATTTTGCTTAGGATCTGCTGTTGGTAATGTTGCCCTGGATTATCATTTCCAAACACAGGCAATGGTATCGGTGTATTGGAATGGTAGCAAGGTAACATCACGCCAAATTAACGGTGCAAAATCTTTTACCTGCCAAGGATGTGCACAATGTTGGGGAAGACTCACATTTGCAAAAACTGCAAAAACCCCTGCGTACGCAACCGTAGTAATTGAAAAAGTAAACGACTACGACACAGATTTACAGCTATTACAAAACCAAAATTGGTACATGAATATGAGGTGTGTAGATTCACAGCCATACCCTGCACCCAGGGCGGTTGCGTGCGATCAGAAGCTGGATGAGGTTGGTGGAATATTTACCTTAGGTATGTTTACTAGTATTCCAATTAACATACCATCGAGCAGCAATGGTTTAGTACCAAACACCTCAGTATGTGTAGCGGACGCAGCAGAATCAGACTTTCAGTGCGGTGGGGTAAATTGCACTATACCTGCAAACCTTATAATGTCTTTTGAATCACCTCCTGACTCTTGCAAGTGGTTAAAAGACATCACAATACCATTACAGCAATCTGTTTTTGATGGTGGTTGGGCTGGAATAAATGATCAGTTTGGCCCTTTAAAAGACATAATCCAAGCCAAGCTAAGGTTAGTAGGTAACAACGGATTTGACCTTACATTTAAAGATATAGTCAATGTATCTAAGCCCCAAGTACAACTGACTTCTGGAACTACCTGTATTTGCACACCTTTTAAATTACAGTTTATGGCAGGTAATTTAACTTCATTCTCTTGCGTAGGCTCAACCACAAAAATAATTATTCAAGAGGCATAACATGCAGATCCAATTTAAAAATGGCCCATCTTCTGTAATAGAAGCAAACGCAGCAGCTAATGCGTACCTAGCTGGTGAACCAGCCTACGCAAACAACACCAATAGTCTATACATTGGTGGGGTTCTACTATCCACAGGTGCTACTTATTATGTCCAGGGCACACAACCCACAGACCCAACTAACCCTGAGACTGCTAAAGCTTTTTGGTTTGATACAGACGATAACTTTTTATACATCTGGAAGTACGCTGGTGGCACAGGCGCGTGGACTCGTGTTCTAGCTTCAGGGTCAACAGGCCCTGCCGGACCAACTGGCGCAATAGGCGCAATAGGCGCACAAGGATTACAAGGTATTCAAGGCGTTCGTGGATCTACCTTTTTATCAGGCACAACAGGCCCAATTTCAACAACTACTGCGATAGATGGGGATTACTTCCTTAATACAACAACACGCTTATTATACGGCCCTAGGGTCACTACAAACGGCGTTGTCAGTTGGGGCGGCGCAATAGACCTAAAAGGAGAAACCGGGGCACAAGGGCCACAGGGAATTCAGGGTTTAGCTGGTGCTGATGGACCCGCAGGTTCTAAAATTTTCTACGGAAACGAAGTACCAACTACTAACTTTCCTAACCCTACAGAGCGTAGGGAAGGTGACTTTTTTATAAATCTAGTCACAGGCAGGCTGTACGGTGGTTACACAAATTCACAAGGTTGGGGGGCAGGTGTATCTCTCCTAGGCCCACAAGGTGTAGCAGGCCCACAGGGTAATGCAGGTAGTGCTGGTCTAGAATGGCGCGGAACATGGTCATCGGGAACAACCTACCCTGAACATTCGGTTGTTCAATATCTAGGCTCTAGCTATGTATCAATAAAAACTACAACCAATATACCGACTAACGCCGAGTATTGGGATTTAGTAGCGTCTAAGGGCACAGGAAGCACAGGAAGTGGTGTTGCAAATATAATTGCAAATGAACCATTAGTATGGGATTCAACCACAAGCTCACTTACCTTTAGTGTGCCAAATGCAGCTACGGGCAATGTTCTAAAATACAACGGAACAGCATGGGTAGCCGGAACTAGTGATGCAGCTAAATCAATACACTCTGGAACAGGTGCTCCAACCTCCACAATAGGGGTAATTGGCGACTTTTACATGCAAATGGCAGGTACAGGTGCTCCAATACTATTTGGGCCTAAAACAGCACCTGGGTGGGGTTCTGGTGTGTCACTTTTAGGGGCTAGTGGACAAAATGGTATAGCTGGTCCTGCTGGTGCTGATGGCACCGCAGGTATGGAGTGGAACGGCACATGGGATCCTACCGTAAACTACTCCAAGGGCGCGGTAGTTTACTACCTAGGATCGGTGTATATTTGTGAAATTAACAACACCTTAAACATCACGCCGAACACCACTGCTAATTGGGATCTACTAGTTGCTAAGGGTGCACAGGGCGACCCTGCTAATGTGGTTGGAACCGCGCCTGTTGTTATTACCTCAAACACAACAGGTACTGCACCTAACACAGTAACAACACTCACTGTGGCACTATCTGCGGGTACTAACACAGGTGATGTTTTAACTTGGAATAACACAACTAAATCATGGTCATCAGTTGCACCAAATATACTTTTAGATGGTTTAGATGATGTTGTAATAACAAGTGTTAAGTCTGGTGAGGTTTTAACCTACAACGGCACAAAGTGGGTTAACGGCGAAATAACCTTAGACTCACTTTTAGATGTTACAACCACTACGCCTACAAACGGTCAAATTCTATCCTTTAATGGCACTATTTGGAAAAATGCAGATACAGTAAGCACCATTAACGCAACTTTACCTTTGTCCTGGGATAAAACTAAATCCACTATTAGCATTACAGCGGGTACAAAAAACAATCAGGCTTTGTTATGGGATACTACCTCTTCTTCATGGAAAATAAACTCACTTCCCCCTGCTGATATAACTGCTAATCAACCACTATTCTGGAATTCTACAGATAAGACACTTTCGTTTAGTGTTAACGCACAATCGGGTAATGTGTTGATTTATGATGGTGTTAATTGGGTTGCAGGAACACCCTACGACCACTCTAGACCAACCATACTGTGGGGTGAAGGTGTACCAGAACAGGGTTTTGGAAGATCTGGTGATTTCTACATCGACACTGTAGGACACTATTTGTACGGTCCAAAGTGTAGCGGTTGTTTAAACAACAAATGGACTACTATTCAAGCTCCTGTAAATTTAGTTGGGCCTGCTGGACCTACAGGTGCTGCTGGAAGTCAGGGAGTTCAGGGAGTACAAGGTTTAATAGGGCCAATGGGTCCACAAGGAAATTCCACACAAAATCTAATTCGTAAAGTAGATTTTGTTGGGGCTACAATGCCACCATCTACAGACTACAACTACCTTGGGAACAACGGCGATTTCTTAATTGTAAACGGCGCATCAAGTGTACGGTGGTACGGACCTAAGGTTAGCGGCGCATGGCCTTCCACATTTATAGAACTAAAGGGAACCGCTGGTTTACAAGGTTTAAAAGGTGACACAGGCGCACAGGGGGTTCAAGGACCTCAGGCAGGTCAAATTATCCACAGTGCTGTAGTAAATTCAAATTTATCTATACCGCCCGACCCATCTTCATCTTTAGGTGCTGTAGGTGATTTTCATATTACAGAACTAAACACCTCCTTAGGTGAATATGTTGGTAGTTTTTTGTTTGGGCCTAAAACCACTAATACGACTGACCCTTGGGGAACTCCTAGAAATTTGCGCGGGCCTTCAGGATCTATAGGAAGCACAGGGCCACAGGGACCAGCAGGTGTTTCACCTAATCCAGCTTTATCCGATATAAATGGCGGTTTGTTCAACACAGGCACAACACAAAACCCAACACTAGCTGTAAAAACTACCACAGGCACAGGCCTAGTATTAAAAAATATTGGAACATCCACAAGCCCACATTTAGCTTTAGATTTAGGGGCTTTAGGTGTGTTTTATTTAGACAGTCTTAATCAATTAAGGCTTAGACCTGTATCTAACAACGCATCCCAAAGAAGGAGCTTTTTTGGCATATGAAAACAATAATTTTAAACAATAAATCTAGGCTATATGTTCAATCACAAGGTGTTGCGTGCAATGTTACGGCAACCACACATTTGATGGAATTTGTAAAAAATTCTAATTTGTACCCTGGGTCTATAGGAGAAGAAAACTACGAGCGTATTTTCTACAGCCAACCCTCGCAGAACAATGTAAATACTCTTGTTGAGCACACTACAGAAAAGACAAGAATTGTGCGAGAGATTTACCTATACAACAACGCGCTAACCTCGCAAGTGTATAGCTTAAGAATTCGTAGCTACACAGATTTAACTTTGCCAACAGGAACATCAACAGGACAAAAAGATAATCCTGATAACTACAAAGACACATGCCTAATAGACCTTAACTTAGCACCTGAAAAGGTGTGGAGATTATCTGAAGCGTTTCTACTTAGCTACCCTTCCGTAATTGTTTTAGACAATCAAAATATGGATGAAATATCCATAGTAACCGCACCAACAGGCACACAGACTCTAAACAGTTCAGACGCTGTGCATGTGACTGTCTCCCACGGAATTACTGGAGACACTACTTGGGGAATAACGGAGACACTAACACAGAAGGTAATCACAGGCGCAGGTAACACATCAATTTACAAGTTACCAACCTCTGCATCACCTAACTCTACAATTATAAAACAAATCTGTCTTTACAACAGCAGTGCAAAAACTATTCGCATAAAATTAGGTTTTGGGCCTCCTACATCAAGCAATTTACAAGGTTATCTTTTTGACGGCGAATTAGCACCTAACAAGAGTTGGTGGAGTGATGGAAACACTTATCAAAAAATAGAAGACTACACTAGTGGAACTGGCGGATCTGGAGGATCCGGCAGTAGTGGTTCTATAGCACTAAATCCTGTTTTACCTCTTAACTATCAGTCCACAGGAAGTGTTTTAAAAATAGCACAAGCTGGTGCAACAGACAGGCAGGTTTTAGGTTGGGATGACACAGCAAAGGAGTGGAGGCCACAGGACAACCTAGAAGTGTTGACACCTGTTTACCCTCTGGAGTACAATATGAACACATTACAACTCCTATTAGGGCGTAATAATGCTGTAGATGGTCAAGCCCTAGTATGGAACACAGCCAACAACAGGTGGCAACCTGGAACATCAGGTGCACCAACTAACGCATCGGCTGGTTTGGTAATAGACGGAGGTAGCTACTAATGGCAATTATTAAAGCACTTAAAATACTGACACAGCCCCAGGGCGCACGGTATAACGCTACACTAAGCACACAACCTGTTATTCAGGTTGGTAATTTAGATACGGTTACTAACGCATTCACCGTAGATACTGCGTATGTTGGTACGGTTCTAGTTGTTGAGGGTGCTGGTAATGCTGGTTATAACTTAAGCGGTACACTATCAATACCGTTTGTAAATGGTGTAGCAACATTTACTAATGTGGGATTTGTACCAGATTCCGCAAATAGCACATTAGATATTACACCTGCGTCTCTATCTTTCGTTACGACTAATTTAAATGTTGTGTCTTCAATAACATTTTCAATTTCTAACGCTTCTAAGTTAGTTATAACATCATCACCTGTACCAACGACTACGGTATTAAACCGTGTGATGCAGATACCTGTAAAAGTGCAATTTAGAGATGCGTCAAACAATGACATACCTTTAGAGGGTATTTCAATTGTAGCAACAGCAGTAGGAGCTACCTTAAGCGGTACAACGACACTACAAAGCGCCTCTGGTGGTTTTGCAATATTTACACAGTTAACTTTTTCAGGTGGCGCTAATGCAGTAGTGACATTCTCTTCTCAAGGAATGACACCCGCAACACTTAATTTAAATCTTCAATATTTAGACATAATAAAACCTAGAAGAAGCTTAGTTGCAGGCGATTTTCCTGTTTCTGGAGATTTAGTACCTTTTGAGATAGCTATTAATATTCCAGATAAGCAGTTATGGGTTGCAGATCAAACGGGAACACCTGTTCTTATTAGTACTAGTGGCGGGGGGAGTGGATCAGGAACATTTACATCAAGTGCAACAGCACCAACATCACCTGCTCAAGGGGATCGATGGGTTAACACCACAGATGCTGTTTTATACACATACTACCAAACAGCTTGGGTGCAGTTTAATAATTAAGGATATTTAATATGACTTGTTTTTACGATGCTGTATATAAAGACGCTAGAGGTACGCAAGTATCTGATACATCTGTAAAAGTTCGTAGTGCCCCAAATAAATCTTTAAATTTTTATATAAGAGGTATAAGTGTTGTTAATATAAGAAGTACAAACTTTCAACAAACTCATCAAGGTCCAGCACCTACTAACGCTAGCAGTTATGGAATAACAGGAAGCCCAATATCTGGCCACGGCTATAATGACGGAACTTTTGCATTTGCTTTAGGGGGCGGGCCAGAAGATTCAACTCGATACTTTTTATTTGATTTCATAGAGCTAGACTGCAACGAGGGCAGCACAGACTACACACTAAATTTTAATTCAACCCCAGCAGGAACATACATTGTAGAGTTTCGAGGGCCATCCACAATATTATTCTTTACCGTTATTGTAGAGCCAACACTTGCATTACAAGGAGATAATTATTGCGTCAGTGATGCTGGTGCGAGTAGAGCTAACGGATCGTACACTTTAAATAATGGAGTTTACGAAAACTTAGCTGATCCTAATATTACAATAGAATGGGATGCCTCTAGGTGGGTTATAAAAGAAGGTAATTTTTGGTTATATAGCAACACCACAGGGCAGCAGAGTGCGGTACCTCTTACAGGGTGGACA